GCAATGTCCTCTGCAAAACCTGCTCGCTTCAATGAGCAGAAATACTCATAAAGCCCAATGCAATAAGCATCAAGCTTTGAGTATCCTTGCTCCTCTAGTGCCTTAGTTGCTTTTCTTGCCATAGCAAAAGTTTACCTGTCAAGCAAGATGTTATAGATCTCATCGACTCGCGTGTTGAGTCTTTTGATCTCAGACAGCAGGTGTGTAATTACATAGCCAGACAAGCCACCAAGAGCTGCAATGGTGGCAAGGTAAAGGGTGAAGAAGTCTGACTGTGTCACTTCTTGATGCCCATAGCAGGATCATTAGGTGAGAGGTAACGCAGTACAGGTGGAAGGATTGAAGCAATCCCTGCTGCAATAAGAGCCTTAGGATCTGTGACCCCAGCTGCTGCCATTGAGATAACTGCTACTAGAAATGCTCTAGCCCATGAGCCTGCTGCTGTCTTTAGTTCATTCATTATTCTCCACCTAACATAGATACTTGAAAAAAAGCCCCATCATTGTCAGCTTCTTTCTTAAAGCTGACATGCATGTGCTTAGTGTGTTTGTTAGCCCCTGTGTACTTGCGCCACTTCCAATTAAGGATGCTGGAGCAGATTCGTCCATCGTAAATGATGTAACTAATACGCTTGTCTGCTTTTGACTTGGACAAGGTACGAAGCTGATCAGCAAGATCTCCCATGATGTCTGGCTTTCCGCCCTTGAATAAGTCTTTGTCCACATCAATGGCGCGTACCCAGCCCTGCTCATCAGGATTATGATCTGACTTGCGAGCAGCGTGTCGGGTATCACCGACCCAACCATCCGATGTGCGGTCACGATCTGGGAACGAGTCATCAATCTGCTCTCTTAATTGGATAGCAGCTTTACTTAACTTGACCTTCATCCAAGTAGCAGTTTCGCTTCATCCTCAGAGATGCCAAGCTTGTCAAGTAGTGCAGCCTTAGCATCAGCCTTAGTTGCTGCTTCTGCTTCTGCTGTTACGCGATCTGCTTCTGCCTGTGCTGCTGCTGCTTCATTGGCTGCGATTTCATCGGCTGTCAATGGACGCTCGATGACCTCGCCTGTTTCGCAGTTGATTTCGATTGCTGTTGTCATTGTTGCTCCTTATGATTTTGATATGCCGTAGAGATAGAAAGATGAACCAATTTGGTAGGTGCCATAGGCATCCAAAGTAATAGATGTTATTGCTGTGGTATCACGCCAAAGACTTGCGTCGGCTACAACTCCAAAAGATGAGCTGAAACTTGTGGTGTTTGATTCTGCCACTCCAAATGCACCGACAGGTTTATTTTGGCTAGCGGTGTAATTTGGTATATAAATCTCAGCACTGCCAAAAGTGTTTGCTGTTGCATTGTTTGCACTCATTGTTGAGGCTTCGCTTAGATTGGCGTTGCTGTTTCTAAGAGTAAAAACACTAGCCCCATCACCCCAAAGAGTTGTGTCAGAATAATTTGCTGCTGTTGATCCATTAAAATAGATTTGCAAGTAATCGCTAATAGCGCCGTAATTAGTTCTAGCACTAACCCTTAGTGCTAAATCTGTATAAGTGCTAGGGATTGCAGAAAAAGTAACAGATGATGCAGTGCTGCTAAGGACATTGGATGAGATGAGTGTGTAGGTACTAGGCATTTTTTATCCCATACAGAGTAGCGATTGTTCCAGTGGCAAATGTAGAAGAACTCATCAAAACTTCTATACTAGTTATTGCGCTAGTATCACGCCATAAACCAACAGTTCTTACTGTTGAACCAGAACCATTTTTATCTTCAGAAGACTCTATTAGACAGGTTTTATTAGTCGAACCAGCGTAAGAAAATATATTAGTTCTAGTCATATTTGGAACAGTTGATGAGTTCCCATCATAATCTAACCTCAAGAATGCTTGAGATGTGGAACGATTGGATGATGCGCTAGTTCCGTCTCCTTGCAATCTTGTGTTGCTATAGTTAGTTCCAGTGTCTCCGTTGAATCTGATTCTACTATTTCCTCCACTAGAGGTAAATAAACCAGTTACAACAAGAACTAAATCAGTATAAGTAGCAGGGATACTGCTAAAGGTAATTGATGATGCTGCACTACTTAAAGTCGTGGTAGCGATTGGCTCGTATGTTGCTGGCATTTACGCTCCCTTAATTCCGTATAGTGAAAAGACTGAGCCTGTTGAAAAAGTATTTCCAGCAACGGACAAAGTAATGGTAGATACAGCAGAAGTGTTTATCCATAAACCAGAGATTAAATCAACATCGCCAGAGCCATTAAGATCAATACCTGTAAAGGCTCTAACTGTTTTATTTTGTGTAGTTACTGCGTAGTTATGAATGTCAATAATTCCTACTTGTGGTTGAGTTGCATCTGAACCATTAAAGAACGACCCCACACCTATTGAGGTAACACCTGTAGAACCTGTAGCAGTTGCTGTAGAACCTGTGCCATAAAGTACGTGACGAACATAATTAGCACCACTATCAGAGTTGAATCTCATAATGATATTGTCACCTGCTGCACCCATACGATTTGTATATCGGATTTGTAGCGACGCGTATGTGCTAGGGATGCTAGAGAATGTTATTGTTCCAGATGAACCTGTACCTGTAGCAGTAGCAATAGACTCAAAAGAAGCTCCACCACCGGCAGCACCGCCTGAGTCTAAAACAGATACAATTGAATTAAGCAATTCCGCCCACCACATACCATGTGTCTGTGCCAGTCTTGATGCAAGCGGCTGACTTATATTGTGCAAGGGTTGGAGATGCAGCTACTGCTCCACCTGATAGGACTGTAGTGGTGCCAGAAGTTACTGCTGAGATTGTGCAAACACCTACGCCAATGTTAAGGACTGTAAGCACAGTACCAATAGGGAAAGCAACAGATGCGTTAGTAGGAATCTTAAAGGCAATCGCTGTTGCCTTGTTCATGATTTCTAGCACTTGATACTGGTCAGCACTAACGGCTGTGTAGTCGGCTGTGTTAGCTGTGCCAACAGTAAAGGCAGTAAGGCTGTTGTACATGGTCGAAGATAGAACATCTCCTGTGGTTGCTGGCAATCCTGTTGGCATTGTTACTCCTTAGTAAGATAAAACGCTAGTGTCTATGATACCCGATACAGGCGATCCTATGATGAATCCATCGATGATTGGCTCTGCCGTGGTGTAGTTGACTTTCCACGAGCTAGGAGTGATTTGATGGTTAACACCGAAGATCTGGACAGTCTTTGTCAAGGTAGTCGAGTTAGGCTGAGTGGTGGTTATTGTAACTGGACTAAAGAAGTCCAAGCTCAATGCTGCGATCTTTCCTGCGCTGTATCCGTCCTGCTGTAGGTCAAGGGTTAATTCGTCCACGCGGATAGATGTCTCCTGCCGTGATGCTATGAAAGCAAGGGCATAGTTAAGAGCTTCTGCATCGGTCTCCATGAGAAGGCCAGATGCGTTATAAGAGTGAGTAAAGTACTTAGCGATAGAAGCTGCATTCTGCGTTGTCTGGACTGTACCGCCTGTGCGAGTGACAGTTGCCTTGTTATAAATCTGGGAATCATCAAAAACCCACTTGACATTGAAGTAGCCAATGCCTGTGCCATTGTCATTAAATACTACAGGCGTGTTTGCTACAGATGCCGTAGTAACGGTTCTATCTTGGAATACAGCCCTGCCCTGCCCATCCATATAGAAAGCACCATACTCGGTCTGTGCGACCGTCTGTAGGGCTGCTAGGGCTGTTCTCTGGGTTGCTGGATCTGCTTGACAGGTAGTAAGGCCTGTGTCAATATCTCGCTGGGAGTTAGGCCAGCCGATGCTATCTAGGATTTTAGTGATGCGTGTGCCTGTGGTCTCACCTGCAACTGCTCCAGCCACACCAAAGAATTGTGCATTCTGGAATAGACGGAATCCATCGACTGCCGTGACTGTGGTGTAGACAAGATCGCCCTCGAACTTAGGCGTGGTCGTGTTATAACTTGTGATGTAGCCAGCGAATACTGGATATCTCACACCTTCCCATGTTGCGCTGATAGTGATCTTGCGCATTGGGTTAAGGTAAGTGTAGTAAGGGCTGGATGGATTCTGTGGATTAAAGTCACCATTCTGGTCAAGGATGCGGATAGCTGCTGTGCCAGTATTAAATTGCTCAGCTGATAACTGCCGTCCTCGGTTAGTCTGTACAGAATCTAAAAGGTTAGATACATCCACGACAAGGCTAGTTGGTGAATCAGAGAATACATCTTGACCACCGATTTGAGACTCGCCAATGATAAAGGGATACCCGAAGGTTGCACCTGTGGAGAAGTCAATTACGACATTGATGACTGGTCTGGTCATAGTGATCCAGCAGTCGTAATATAGTCACCGCGCTTATTCAACTGGATCAAAGAGTTCTGAATCATGTTAGTTAGTTCATCTGGGTTGGCGATGGTGTTAGCGTAGATGTTTACTGTAGCTGACCGTGCCTCTGATTCACGGAATGATTGAAGCGCGCCTGAGTTGCTATAGATAGAACTGGCCTGTAAAGATGCGGTCTTTGCTGCTGTGTCCATGTCTAGAAGATCTGCGAAAGCATTGGCTCGAGCTGTTGCCGCTTCTGCATATTCTAAGATTGCTTCGATAGATCCACCTGTTGTTGAAATAGGCGCAATGAAATCTCCTGCTGGAATGCCAGAACCTAGTGAGCCGCTTGTAGGAATCTTAACTGTTGCTTGAACATTAGCCTTAACAAGTAAGTCAAGCATCTCTCGGATCTTGGCAAGAGCAGCATCTAGGTTTGTTAGATTGACTAAGTCTGCTGGCTTTAGGCTGTCAAGGATTGACTTGATGTCCACGAGTTTAGCGTTTTGACCACTAAGCGCATTAAGCACTTTAAGATCTGCGTTGAGTTTATTAGTCGCAGCAATGATCGCTTGCTCATCCTTAGCGGCAATGGCATCTTCTAGGGCAAGCATTGAGCGCTTGACATTGAGGCGAGCAGTATCGTTAGCGATCTGAAGAATCTGAGTCTGTGTAGTTGCTTTGCCTAGTTGCTCAGCCTGAGAGGTAAGAGCTGCTGCAATCTGGATCTTATCCATGTCAAAGACTTCGCCACCTTTGTTAAGGGCAAGGTTAGCCTTATCGATTGCCGCTTGTAGTCGCTTGTCCTTAAGGATCTTGGCTTGATTAGCAGCTTGAACTCCGGAGAGTTTTGCGAGTGCTGCCGCATTCTTTTTAGCAATGGCATCTGCTCGCTGAGTATCCTGTGAGGATACAGTCATTGAGATATTGCCAAAGCCCTTGCCATCACCGAATAAACCGCCAGAAGGTGCAAAGAATGAGAAGTTCTTTAAGTCAAAAATTGACTTAGTAATCTTTATAAACTC